AAACAAGAAAAAGTCTAAATAAATTATCTGTTTGGAGACAGTTAAAAATGGATACAGTAAACACATACGAAGAAACCGTTGAAGACGGTCAGCACACATTAGATATGTTAGAAAAGGCCGAAGGTCTTGATAACCCTGAAGCGTCTGACCGTCCCGAATGGCTCCCTGAGAAGTTTAACACTGTTGAGGATATGGCTTCGGCTTATGAATCTCTTGAACAGAAGTTAGGTTCTCAAGACGAAGAAGAAGAATACGAAGATGACGATGGTGAGCTTGAAGAAATTGCCGAAGAACTTGAAGAGAGGGGTGTTGATTTTGATGCCCTGTCCCAAGAGTTCGCAGAACTTGGCGGTTTAACTGAAGACTCCTACGACACTTTATTAGAAGCTGGTATCCCTCGCTCTATGGTTGACCAATTCATAGATGGTCAAATGGCAGTAGCGACACAGATGCAGCAAGAAGCCTTTGAGCAGGTTGGAGGACAAGAGGCGTATGAAGATATGGTTTCTTGGGCTTCTGACAATATGCCCGAAGCATCCATTGATGCGTTTAACAATGCAGTAAACAGTGGAAACATAGAGACAGCAAATCTTGCGATTCAGGGTCTACAAGCTCAGTACCGTTCTGTAAACGGAAGTGAACCTTCACTTGTCATGGGCGAGACTAAATCCGTAACAGGTGGGGTCTTTGATTCTGCCGCCCAACTGACCGCAGCAATGCGTGACCCAAGGTACAGCACTGACTCTGCATATCGACAGTCCGTAGCAGCGAAACTTTCGCGTAGCAACGTCCTGTAGATTCTCTGTCTCCGCAATCTTAAAGCCCCTTCGGGGGTTTTTTTCGTTTAACGAAGCAACAACTTTATTCTAAGTATCTATCGACCCTCTGCGGAGGACAATCTTTAAGGGAAAGGAAGTAAGAGTCTGCTGAGTAGAACAACTCTCAACAACTTAATACTTTTTTTAAATAGGTACATATACAATGGCATTTCCAACAGACCAAACAACATCACGATTAGGTCAAATGAACGCGACAGGTGATGATCGTTCCCTCTTTCTCAAACTATATGCTGGTGAAGTTCTTACCGCATACGAGGAAAAGAACGTCTTCATGCCGCTACACCGCACTCGTACTATTTCCAATGGTAAGTCTGCATCATTCCCATTAACTGGCACTGGTTCTGCAAAGTACCACACGGCTGGTACGTTAATTCAAGCTGATGCAATCAAACACGGTGAGCGTATCGTTACCGTTGATGATTTGTTAATCAGCACACAATTTATTGCCAAAATTGATGAGGCAATGAACCATTATGATGTACGTTCTATCTACTCTAAGGAGTCAGGCAACGCATTAGCAAATGTTTCTGATCGTAACGTAGCGCGTATCATTGCAAAAGCAGCTTCAATCACTACTTCTTCTTTAGCAGCTACAGCGTTTGGCGCTTCTTTTGCAGATGAGGTTTACACTGCTAACTTCAACATTGGTACTACAACTGCTCACGCTCTTGACGGTGCTAAGATTGTCGCGGCTATCTACGCGGCTCTTGAAGAGTTCGATAAGAAAGACGTAGGCGGTGATAAGGTTTGTGTACTACCACCTGCCCAATACTACGCGCTACTTAACGTGCCTAGTGTTGCTAACGCAGCATGGTTGAACCGTGACGTAGGCGGTGAAGGTTCCGTAGCTTCAGGCGTAGTGCCTCAAGTCGGTGGTGTTAAGATTATGATGAGTAATCATCTACCTAGCACTAACCAATCTTCTGCTTCTGGTGACGTTGAGCCAATCACAAGTACACGTACTGCCGCATATCGTGGTAACTACGCTGCTTTGCGTGGTTTGATCTTCTCACAAGACGCTGCCGCAACTGTGAAGTTGCTGGACTTAGGCGTTGAGTCTGAGTATCAGATTGATCGTCAAGGTACATTGATGGTTGCTAAGTACGCTATGGGTCACAATATCCTACGCCCTGCTTGCGCCATTTCTTTGAACGCAGTCTAAGTAGTATAGTTCTATCCAAAGGGGTGGAGGGATTAATTTCTCTCTGCCCTTTTTTTTCTTTTATTGAAGGAAAACTAATGAATCCAACAACCAAGCTAGAAGCTGTAAATACCTTGTTGGCTACGATTGGTGAATCTCCTGTTAACTCACTGACCTCTGGTTTAGTAGAAGCAAGCCTAGCAGAACAGACTTTAGATAATGTAAGTCGTGATGTTCAGTCAATGGGCTGGGCGTTTAACACAGACTTGAAATTCAATCTGACACCTAATGCCAGCAATGAGATTGCCTTACCTGCCAACTGTCTACACGTAGACACTACAGCACTCCGAATGTCTTCAGAGTCCGACCTAGTACAACGTGGTATGCGGCTTTATGACCGTATTAAAAACACCTACACAATTACAGACACCATTGAAGTGGACATTGTTGTTCTCCTTAGTTTCGATGAAATGCCTGAAGCAGCTAGACGCTACGCAACAATAAGGGCTGCACGTATTCTACAAGATCGCGTACTTGGCTCAGAGTCATTACACAGCTTTAATGCTGCTGATGAACAATCTGCTTGGGTCGCGCTGTCACACAACGAGTCCGATGTTAAAGACCTAAATATCTTTGATAACTATGACACTTATTCAATTATAAACCGATGGGGTTAGCCAAATGTCTTTAATCTCAGGTTCTATACCTAACCTCTTAAATGGGGTATCACAACAACCCCCAAGCCTAAGACACGCCAGCCAAGCAGAAATCCAAGAGAATGGTCTTTCTTCTGTAACTCGCGGCTTAGAGAAACGCCCCTGTACAGAGCATATTGCCAAACTGTCTGGTGTAGCTAACGCTAACGATGTATTCCTACACGCTATAAAATACTCTAGCTCCGAGGACTACACAGCAGTCTTTAGCTCCGCAGGTGTTAAGGTGTTTAATCAGGCAGGTACAGCACTGGTGGTTAATGACGCAGATGGTAATGCCATTACTTCACTCCCTACTTACCTTACTGGTATAAACAGTTTTGAAACTGATATTAGTGCTGTGTCTGTAGGTGACACTACTTTTGTAGTAAATAAAGCTAAGACTGTTCTGCTAGATACATACGTACCTACAGCACGACCTAACGAAGCTATGTTCTATGTACGACAGGCTGACTACGGCCTTACATATAAAATTACAGTGGGTAGTGCCACAGCTACTTATACAACTCCTGATGGTTCATCATCTGCACACTCTGCTCAGATTGGTACGGACTATATAGCTACTCAGCTATTTAACAACTTATCTATTTCTTCTCCTTTTGTTAAGGAAAGAATTGGCTCAGTGATCTATGTTAAAAACGCTTCTACTGACTTCACAATCACGTCAAGTGACGGTGCAGGTGACAGATTCCTTTACTCATTTAAAGGCCAAACCATAGACTTTAAGAACCTCCCCCGTAAAGGTAAGGTGGGCTTTAAGATCAAGGTAGCAGGTAGTAATGAGAAGAAGCAAGATGACCACTATGTTCACCTGACTCAAGGTGATAACACCAACAACGAGTTAATATGGAAAGAAACTGTAGGTGATAAAGCAGTCGATGGTTCAGCCCTTAAGAACCGTATAAACAATATCACAATGCCCCACAGTCTTCGTAAAGAAGTTAACGGTACTTTTACCTTTGCACCTTTGACGTGGGATGACCGCGAAGCAGGGGATGAGGATACTAACCCTGTACCTTCTTTCATAGGCTACAAGATTAACGATATATTCTTTCACCGTAACCGCTTAGGTTTCTTAGCAGATGAGAATGTTATCTTCAGTGAAGCAGGAGAGTTCTATAACTTCTTCCCTAAGACTGTATTGACCACTCTTGATTCTAACCCGATAGACGTGGCTGTATCTAACAACCAAATCTCTATCCTGAAACACGCGATTCCATTTAACGAATCCTTGTTGATCTTCTCTGATCTAACCCAGTTCATGTTGACTGCTTCTGAGCTATTAACACCTGACACAGTACACATTGACGTATCTACTAACTTTGAGGCAAACCTCACTGCTAAACCAGTAGGCGCAGGTCGCTATGTGTTCTTTGGGTTTTCTAAAGGTAAGTGGTCGGGTGTCCGTGAGTATTACGTAGAGCAAGCTTCAGAAACCAACGATGCTGCCGATGTATCTGCCCATGTACCTAACTATTTAGACGGTACGATTAGAGGCTTATCAGCGTCATCGAATGAAGATATGTTGTTAGTGCTAACGGAAGATAAGCCTAACTCAGTCTTTGTTTATCGCTATTATTGGCGTGGTGAAGAGAAGCTACAGAGTGCTTGGTCAGAATGGAAGTTTACAGGCAAGGTATGTTCAGCAGCCTTTAACGGCTCAACAATCAAGCTTGTCATGGAATACTCAGATGGGGTCTATTTAGAAAACCTCAGTCTGGCTAGTGATGCTGCAAGTTCTGATATGGTTTATACCACAAGCTTAACTAACTACGGTGGTGGAGCCTTGCTATTAGACAGGCGTTATAAAGTCACTGGCTCGTCACTACCATACTCAGACAGCAACACACTGTTTGTGAACACCACAGGAAGTTTAAGAACTCAGGCAGAAGCCATAGCAGACGTAGCCGCAAATTCAAATACGGTTATCTATGCAGGTGTGCCTTACCTCTTTAAGTACCAGTTTAGTGAGCAAGTCTTAAAGCAAGACAACAAAGCGGTTACTACTAACAAACTTCAGATTCGTAATTTCCATATCGTATATAACGACACAGCTTACTTTAAAGTTGAAAGCACACCCAAAGCTAGGGCTGTTCAAACGCATGAGTTTAACGGCAGAATTGTAGGCTCACTTAGTAACCTTCTAGGGCAAGCCAACCTTGCTTCAGGAAGCTTTAGGCTGTCTGTTAACACTAGCTCTAAGTATGCCCAGATCGTGATTGTTTCAGACAGTTACCTACCCTGTGTACTTCAGAGTGCTGAGTACGAAGGATTCTTAACTCAAAGAACAGCAAGGATTTAATAACAATGGCCCATTATCGTGATTCCGTTCAGGAAGACGTGTTTGAGCTTGCTGCAAAAATGCGACAAGCAGACGTTAAAGAGGTACTAGCATCTAACGGTTCTAGCCCTCTTGAAGCTCTACAAAAAGGCTTTGAAGCGTCTAAACCTCAATCCATCATATATAAAGGTGAACTAATCGGAATGTTCGGGTGCGCCCACATTGATGATCTGATTGGCTCACCTTGGATGCTAGGTTCTGACAAGATTCCTAAGATCAAGAAAGACCTACTTACACAGTCAGTGGAATGGGTTAAAGAAACAAATAAACAATACCCTCTACTTGTTAACTATGTAGATGCTAAAAACAAAGTCAGTATTGCATGGCTCAATCATATTGGGTTTTCATTCGTACAACTGATTCCTAAGTTTGGCGTAGGGGGTATACCTTTCTACGAGTTCGTGAGGATTAATCATAATGTGTGAAGCAAGTACAATTTTATCAGCCATGACTTCCATAGTTGCCGCAGGTGAGCAACAGGAACAAGCCAAGGCTAACGAGCGTAACGCTAACGCTTCCTATTTAAACGATGCTCGACAACTTAACTTAAGGCAACGCCAAGAAGAAGAAGCAGAGTCCCAAAGAGGGCAAGAAGCTGACATTCAATCAATGAGAGATATGTCCAAAGCTAAAGTAGCTGCTGGCGAGTCTGGTGTAGCTGGGTTATCAGTCGATGCCCTTATGTCTGACATTCTAAGACAAAACCTATTTGATGATACTAAGGCTGACAGTAATCTTTCAGCAACTAAGGCACAAATAAAACAAGAGAAAGAAGGTGCTAAAACGAGGCGGCAGTCCCGTATTAACGAAGTACCTTACCCCAGTATGGTTGGTACAGCTTTAAGTATTGGTGGTGACGCTTACGAAAGCAATCCAAGTTATTTTAAGAATTTAAAGAATCCATTTAAAAAGACTATAAAGGGCGTAACTGGCCCCAAGTAAAAAGGAATTAGAGCCGTGGCTACTAAACGAGTACAGACCCCAAGACAACAACCCAATCAGGTGCGCCTACAACCCCAAGCTTCAGTAGTTGATACCTTTGTGCGACCTGCACGTAACGACCAGATCAGTAAGGCTTTAGATAGCGTTACAGGGAATGTAAAGCGTGTAGAGGTCAAAGAAGAACGCAAGCTTGATATGATTCAAGTGAGTAAAAAACAAGCTGCTCAGAACAGTTTTAACATTGGCTTAAAATCCATAATGGAACAAGAAGTCAATGCTAGGAAAACTGGAGAACTGCTTAAAGAGACTCCTGAATTTAAAGAACTAGCCGAAGCTACACTAAGTCAAGTAGATGACCCTGTTTACAAAGAGCAGCTTGCTAATTCTATTGACCAAATGGTGAACGCCACTAG